AATACGTAAAAAACGAAACCCTAAATGAAGCCTTTAGTCACATAAATATTATATATTGTAACTTCATTTTTACATAATTCACTACTCTCTATGAGTGATACAATAGGGTCCTGTATTCTGCATCAGGCGATATGAATAGTATTTATGATGTCGATATGGTTTTTGATACATTATGTCTGTTTTTTTTTGATTTGTGTACTGTATTTTTATTACATAATAATTAAGTTGCTTGTTAACAGATATCAACCTCTTTCTCAAATCTGTCAAGTGGGTAATGAGATACAGATTGTAATTGTACTGTTTGAATCCCATAGGACATTCTGGCTTTATGCTCTGGAGATGTCTCATACGAACATCTTTGAATTGGGCAATCCAGTATATTACGCTAGTAGGATCTGTAACAAAGTTCCTCTTTTGATTGGTTGACTCAATTTGTGCAAAGCTCTCTTTGTGGCATTTTTCTAGCATCTGTTCGGAAATTGTACTCTGATTTGAGACCCACTTATAAAATTGTGATCTTGTCTCGCTATTTTTTATTATTGCTGACAACTTAACGCTGTACTTCAGAACCTCATGTATCCATTTCTCTCTCTGTGAATAATACGCCTCGTTGACCATTCTATACAGATCATTCTTCTTTTTTGCCATTTGAATGTACTCGTCAACAGGATCATTGATCAGTGATGTATTTATCTTCAATTTTTTTATCTTGATGTTGATGTCCAGTGGAGACGTGCAGTATTTGCTTTCTGTCTGCTTTATCATCCCAATTATATCATTCTTACACAGATTCCCAAGGAAAGGTATCCCAGTGACCTCTCCATAATCATTAATGCCAATATGTAGCTTGCCGTTGTCAATATTGCTATTGGAGAAAGCGCTGGAGTATTTGGGTACGTAGGAATTGAAGTACGACTGGAGATTATCAAGGACCATGCTGTTAAATTTGGAGGTGATCTCCCCAGATTTAACAATATGGCTCATCTCTTCGTCCGAAAAATAGTCCTGAAGGTTGACTTTGATACAGAACTCTTTGAATTCATTCTCTAGAGATTCCTTGTGATCGACTCGGATCCCAAGGTGCATATTTTCGAATATATGTACTGTGAACAATTAACAAACTTAATCTTTAATTTCAGTATATTACTTCTGATATTCTTTTTACTTTAAGATGGTTGAATAGCCGACCGTATTATATCAATGTCTGATCTCCATACTCTTACAAAACTCCTTGAATTCTTTGGACTTGAAATTCTGTTTCATGTCCACTGAAAACGAACTCATGTCAAGATCAGTACATAGAGTCACCAGTTCTAAACTGTTCTTAAACTCGGCTATATTGCTTTCATACTTGTGATCCGTTGACTGCATGAAATTAGCAGGTGTATTGTATTTTTCTATTATTTTGCATGCGGTTTTCGGACCGACACCTTTAATTCCACTTATATTGTCCACCTTGTCTCCAATGAGAGCTTGGTAAAATATGAAGTTCTCCGGTGCAACCTTAAACTTTGACAAAACAGTGTCGTGTGTCACCATCTCTTTCTTGGCCGGATTATATATCTGGACTCCGGGAAGAACGAGAAGCTGATTCATGTCTTTATCACTCGTTGCTATGGTGATCTCATGGTCACCCGCCGAATAAATCTTACAGAAACTGGCAATTATATCATCCGCCTCATGCCCTTGAACTTTGAGCTGAACTATGTGCAATGAGTCCAATGCATGAAATATAGAGTCAAACTGTTGCACAAGTATAGGATCTGCATTTTTTCTATTCGTCTTGTAATCTGGATCACTTTCGGACCGCTTCAGGTCCTTTCTCTGACCGTCACGACATGCAACAAAAGTGTGTTCTGGAAATCGTTTGTTCAGATGCTTTAGTATATTTATTGTCCCTAGAATAGCATTCGTGGGGAAGCCGTCCGATCTTTGGAACTTGTCTTTGTCTAACGCAAAGAAGGCCCGGTAAATAATTCCAGATATATCAACGAGGAGGTACTTCATGTTTGGTTGGTTATACATTAAAATGTATTGTTTTCTATATATATGTGTATAACGCAAAAAAGCCCACTCGGTGATAGATCTCCGAATGGGCTTTTTTGTTTTTTGTTTTTTTTTGTTTTACTATGTGATATCAACTAATTACTTTTCATCTTCGTAGCGCTGGACGTCTTCTTCGTGCATGTCGTTATACCGCTGCTTCTCTTCTTCGGAGACGTCCTTCCATAGTTTCCCAAGGATTTTAGAGATATCCCCCATACTTTTCCCAGGATTCTCTGCCTGAACGACCTTGCGCTTCTCGTCACAGAAGAAAAGATAGGAGCTCTTGGCTCTCTTAACACGATTCGGATCCTTCTTCGCTTTGACAGACGAAAAGCTTGTGTCCAGGAGTTTCTTGACCAGATCATTGACGACAGCTTCATCTCGGACATCTAGTTCCGAGCACACACTTCTAATGATAGATTCGTGTGACTTGGTCATAGACTTCATGAGAGCAGACATACTGTTGTGGAACTCCATTGTTGCTGTGCTTGTTAATATATACTCACCCTGTTCTTTAGGTGAAAATTATTTACATTTACCTAATCATAAATTTTGCCTTGCTTACACGTTGTGGGCCTCCGTACATGGTAATAGGTTTTTTCTTGTCAAAAATAATTCTCAACAGTTTATTTACAGTTGATTTTTTACAATTTTTTAAAATCTTGAATTTGTCTTTGAAACTTATTATTTTTCGATTGAATGCAATAAATGGAATATATCTATTTACATACTTTTCAATATCCGTACTTTGCATATGAACAGAGATATCCATTTCAATTTTATTTCTTATAGTTTGGTATTCTGATTCAGATATTTTGGTATTCTTAAGAGACTCTATAATATTATGGTAACCATTACACAGATTATCTGTGGATACTTCAGTTTCAATTATAAAGTATGAATGATTTGGACCATATATTTCATTCTCATCATAGCTTAAAATGTTATAGATCATGCCATTTTTCTTCCGAAGCATATACAATCGTGAGCTCAAATCATCTGTCAAAAGTTTACTAATAAGTTCTACCAGTATACTATTACGATCAAAATACTTGAAGTTGGTGTTAAATGATAGGATCAGCTTATTAGACACTGTGTTAACATGTGTATAATGAATCCCAGGCTTTATCATAAGTTTACTGTGTGGATATTTTTGTTTATATACAGACGTCTGAAACTTCTGGAACATTCCAGTAAGTAGTCTCATGTAATATGAGACCGATACATTCCCCGCTATTACAATTGTAGTATTATTACACGTGTAATGTTTTTTTCTATATTGTTTTAATTTTTTTAAAGTTATACCCTTCGTATTTTTTATTCTTTGGGACAGTGTGGCAGCATTTGGATGATTCTTGTAAACTATTCCTTCATTCCGTTCATACATATTTGTCCACATGTTGTTTTGTTTGGCCTGGAGCTCTTCTATAACAGACTGTTTCTCGGCATAGAATACATTCTCCTCAAAAACACATTCCATATATGATAACATTAGTAAATCAAACACTTTTTTCCTGTGTTTTTTATTGCATTTTATGTAGTACCGGGTGAGGTAGTTTGATGTAAACGCATTCGTGCTTGCTCCAATTTGAGATAGCATCATATTATTAACACTTGCATCTGGATATTTTTTAGACGTAAAGCAAGCATTCATATGTTCTAATAAATGTGCATATTCAAGTTCATGTGGTTTCTGATTCAACTTTCCATTTCTAATGCATGTTTCAAAATATACAATGTCTTGTGTATTATCTATGACGAATAAAACTTTGATTCCACACTGTAGTTTTTTCAATATCACTTTTCTATCCATATCTTTATAGAATATTAAAACACTAGTTTAATTTCTTGACATACTCTTCATATAATTTATCTGAATATTCAAACCATTGTTTCAATGTATATTTTTTATAGATACATTCGTCTTTGCATTTACAATCTACATATACATCGTTGAAGAACCACTTATTATAACAATGTTTTGGCAGTCTTGTATCATTTTTTAGATATCTCTGTATCCTGCTTACTAGGATTTGCATTGTTCTTATTATTTTGTACTGACGTCATCTTTATGTCATTGTTTTGAATGCATATAACATTCTTTTCACACTGACATTTGTCAACATGTTTATAGAGAATGGGATTCAGCTTCTTGACAATTCTACATACTATATATCTCTTCATTTTATCTATTTATTATTCTAATTAATTTATATTCCCTTAATGTGCGTATTTTTTTAAGAATTTATATATAATATACAATGTGTGGAGTTCCACATACACCGCTTCGTTAGCTCAGTTGGTTAGAGCATGGTGCTTATATATTTGATTATATACTTTTCCTGATTCAGTTCAGGATTTTGAGGCACGCCAAGGTCACGGGATCGAAACCCGTACGGAGTATTTTATAGTGATAACTTTAGTTGTTATAAAATACACCGCATTATTATTATTCTTTGTACAGATAACAAATGTACATAATACTACTGAACTTCAATGGGGTTTTCAAAGAATCATCCTTGGTCATACTTTCAAGAAAAGTATCTTACACAGAAATTTAGAAAAATAGATAAATCAAAGTCTGATTTATACAAGCGGTCATTTGTCGGAGGAGACTTCCAGAAACATCATCCGTGGCAGAAATTTATCTCGTCATACGGAAAGAATCGATACAAAGCATTAAAATCTAGAAGAATTGGGAAGAAAGTTACTGTAACACACATCAATAAGAATATGAAGAAGTATGGGAACACAGTCAGTATAAAATTGCAAAAATCAGCAGCCACAGTTGATGCTTCTGATATGAAGTTGGTTCAAAGATACTTTAATCCGGAAATGAAATTGAAACTCTTAAAGTATACAAAAGAGAAATCTGTAATAAAAGCCTTTTCGAAATTGAGTCCTGCCATAGTAAGGGCTTCTATAATTAAATCTCACTTAAAATGTTTACCACCTACAAGACTTTCCAAGATAAAGAGTCAGTACAATGTAAGCTCTATTACAAAATTGATGGACGCATTTACTGAAAGTGAAAAACAGACATATATTAAGTTCATAATAAGGGAATATAAATTAAGATATAAAAAAGAGTCTATCAAACATAAACATAAAAGAGTAAAGAAATTTTTGATCGAGTAGGATTATTAATTTTCACATAAAGGATTCCATTGTTTTATTAATAAAGATAATTGTATACTACAGATATGACGGACTGTTCGATATGCTGCGAAAAATTATTAAAAAGTGTCATCTGTACTTTCTGTAAATTTGAATCATGTTCTTCCTGTGCTCGCCGATATCTACTCGAATCTGACACAGATCCACACTGCATGAGCTGCAAAAAGTCCTGGTCACGTGACTTTATTGATGATTCTTTCCCCAAAACATTTGTCAATAAGGATCTGAAGTGTCACCGTGAGAATATACTGATTGATCGCGAAAAGAGCCTTCTTCCTTCTACCCAGCCTCTGGTTGAGCGCGAACTGCATAGAAGAAAATACAACAAAATCATAAAAGATCTCTACGCCGAAAGGAAACAACTACAGATTGAACTGCAAAGAGTCAGCAGCAATCTTAATAATGCTTACAATGCTATGTACTACGGGACTGGAGATGATACTAAAAAAGATGAAAAATTACAATTCATAAAGAAATGTCCTGTCACCGACTGTATGGGTTACTTGTCCTCCCAGTGGAAATGTGGCATTTGCAATATATGGGCCTGTCCAGACTGCCATGAGATCAAAGGCGAAACTCGGGACATCGAGCACACATGCCTTCAGGAAAATATTGAGAGCGCTGCCTTAATCACCAAGGAGACCAAACCATGTCCATCATGCGGCATACGGATCTATAAAATAGAAGGCTGTGATCAAATGTTTTGTACGAGCTGCAAGACTCCTTTCAGCTGGAGAACCGGCAACAAGATTGTTGGCGGTACCATCCATAATCCCCACTACTATGAGTGGTTACGACTCAATGGTGATGGTCACATTCCACGTCAGCTTGGCGATCAGCTTTGTGGTGGACTTCCGAGTATATATACTCTCTCTGCATTGGTTAAAAAATTAAAACATGTGTCCAGTAACAAATCTCGCATAGATTTGATGTATCTTGTTCACAGAGCAACCACTCATATCCAGTACAGCGAAATCCCAAGGTACGAGTATATGGAAGAGACACAGAATTCTCATTCGGATTTGAGAGTCAAATACATGCTAAAGGAACTTTCAGACGCCTCCTGGAAATCTACTCTCCAGAAACGTGAGAAGAAAAACAATAAAAACTTGGAAATTAGTCAAATACTCCAGATGTTCATGGATACTTCATCCGATACTTTCCGGACCATCGTTACATGTGAATCGTTTGATGAAATTGAACGACATCTTGAAATTCTGTGCTCTTTGAGAACATATTTCAACCAATCCTTTGAAAAGATCTCTAGTCGTTATTCCTGCGTCGTTCCTTACATACATTGTGACTGGAAAGTTCTTACCTTAAAAAAATAAATCACTTTATAACATAATAGCTATGCAATACATCGAACGCGTATGCAGTTCCAAATCATCTATTTTTCCAAGACGTACTGTCCTTGTCCCTATAGCGGACGCCTTGGGTATCGATAGCTCAAAATTCAAGAACCGGAGGGAACTCATCAAAGAAATACAGAGGATATGCCCCCCTAGCAAACGCTGCGAAAATGAACTCGATTTTATCACACTCTGTCACATTGATGAAATACCTACTGAACGCATGTTTATTTGGACCCAGAATAAAAAAACATACGGAGCCGATATATTCTCTTTGAAACAATATATTG